CATATTACTGGTGAGGTGTTTAGAAGAGGTATTGAAATAGTACCTAACAAAGAAAACCCTGAAACAGACCAACGTAAAAGATTAATGAAGTGGTTAAAAGATTGTAATGTGTTTGACCAAAGTATGGAAGAGGTATTTAGACAATTCCACTTTGATGTAAACGCTTTAGACGATGGTTTTTTGTACATGGCTAAAGAATATAAAGATGTTGGTGATGGTGAGGTCAGGTCAAAACTTTTAGAAATTAGAAGATTAAACCCAGCGTTAGTAGAATTTGATTTAGACCAAGCGGGGCTACCTAAGAACTCTCATTTTATATGTCCTATCCATAGAGAAGTAGTACAAGAAGCTGCTGGGAAGTGTGAAAAAGAAACCTGTAATGTTACATTACATCCAGCAATGTATAAGTATTACCATAGAAGTCAGCATATGTATTTCACTGACTCTGAGATTATTCACTTATCTAAATTTGCACCATCAGAAACTTATGGATGGTCACCAATACTAACTATTTTTGAGAAGGCATTGACACTAGTAGGTATGGATAAAAACCTATATAGGTATTTCTTTGAAAGAAAGATGCCTGCTGCTATGTTAATGGTAACTACAGATGACCCAGAGAGTCTACGAAAAGAAAGAGAGCATATAGCGGCTCAAACTAGAATGGACCCTAACTACATACCTATGGTAGCAGTATCTGCTAGAAACCAAAGAGGTAGAGTAGATATGGTGAGACTGTTTCACACCTTACAAGAAATGGATTACTTACCTGTTCGAGATGAAATAAGAGAACGTGTAGCTGCTATGTGGGGTGTTACCCCAGCTTGGCAGGGTGCCCCAGAAGCTTTTGGTGGTATGTCTACACAAACACAACAACTAGTAGTTATGAGTCGTGTGGTTGAAGGAGACCAAAGACTATTTCACGAAAAAATATTTCCTCAACTTTTAGATGCTTTTGGAATTACTGACTACGATTTAAAACTTCCACAGCCGGAAGAAAAAGCAGAAAACACTCGACTAAGTTTCGCCCAACAAAAAATACAGATAGTAAATCAATTCACACAATTAGGGTTTGATGTAAAACTAAAAGAACAAGATGTTGATTTATATGAAGCAGAGTTTGTTGTAAGTGGAGAACCTGTACCAACAGCCAAGATGCAGGGTGAACAACAACTTATGGGATTAGAACAACAGAAAAAACAAATTGAAATGGAAGAAGAGCAACAAGCTTTGGCACAACAACAAGCACAACAACAAGCAGAAGAACAGGCAGCTATGGAACAATTACAGACAGCTGAAGGTCAAGAAGGTGCTGAAGAAGAAGGTGGTGAGATACAAGCACCATCTGATGCTGTAGGCATACAAGCTATGCAAAAAGCTTATGTACCGCCTTCACAAAGAAAGTTTAAGGGTCGTACTGGGGGAGTAACCCCAGATTGGTCTGATAAACACCCAGACGAAGAACGAGATATTGATGAATACGCTGAGGCTAGAGAAGAAAAAAATGAACTGACGCTATCTAAGACATGGATTGAGTCTTTGAATGAGAAAGGTTTTGGGGCTCCTGTAATAAAACAAGTTTCAGATGATTTGTCTCAGATGTGGTTCTCAGAAAATAACGTTGATTATATTGCAAATCTGTCAGCAACGGGAGTTACTACAGTTGAAAAAGCAATCTTTGGAGACCCTACAAGATTTAGTAGATACAAACAAGAAGGACCAAAAGCAACTAAACCTACAGAGATTGATATTGAAGATGAATAAGGCTTGGATTACAAACCCACGTGGACAAAATGATTCTTATAAAAAAGCAGCTAAGAAAGAATTGCAGAAACAAAAATCTGAAGATATAAAGCATGATTTATTATTACCTAGAGGTAAGACTAAGGTTCTTAGAGCTACAGACATGGAAGACGGACCAAGTTATGACAGAGGTCTGTTTGTAAAATTATTAGATGACGGGGGATATGAAGTAGCTTATTGGTATAATACATTAGATGAAGTATATCCTATTGAAATATTAGTGGACGGTGAATCAGTGAAAAAAGATGCAAAAAAAGTAACCTTTAAATTTCATCCTGAATTGGAAAAACTGCTAAAAGAAAATGGTGGTGGGGGTGGAGCAGCTACTTCAGGCTCATTTGGAGGTGGTGCAGGAACGGTATTTACGTCTCAAGACTCAGGAGTATTTACTCCTAGCTACGGTGGCAGGTCAGAACGTAAAAAAAGATGGAATAAAAAACGTAAAGGAAGAAAACGAACTGGTATTGAAAGACTTGGGCTATTTATAACTGACCAGTCTCCAGAAAGAAAAATGCAGAAAGAATTTAATTCTTCTACAGTTGAACTACTAAAATGGGTTCGTGAAGAATTACAAAAAGATGATATCAAGTTTAGACAGCAAACATCTTCTACATCTATAAATGACCAAACTAAACAAACAGATGGACTTCGTAACCCACTAAAGTATGATGCGGAACCTGATAAGCAGGCAGATGTGGAACAAAAAGACATGGAGTCTAAAATTAGAAACTTAGATGATTCTGAAAATGTCAAAAGTGAAAAACCTGATGAGAAGGGGGATGCTTCACAAACAGCCCCAGCTGGACTTAGTGTACAGTTATCATATGGTTCTGGAACTGAATCTGGACCTACTGTTGCTGGGGGGTATAGAGACCAAGAAGCTGGTCGGATAGACGCTGAAGAAGAAGACGATAAAGATAGCCCCTTTGTTTAAATGAAATTATATGATAGAATGTGTACTAAGTGTCAAGGACATATGTACATAAATGAAGATAAGGACTTGCAATGTCTTACTTGTGGTAAGATTTTAGTAGTAAAGATTAGGAGGAATTATGATTCCAGAGCAGGCAAAATCAGAGATAATAAGAAGAAGAGCTTTAGGAGCTACGTGGACAGCAATAGCAAATTGGATGAACGAGGAGTACGGGACCGATACTCATCGGACAACAATTCAACGTTGGCACGACAAAGAGGTAGAGGGAGTTCAAGAAGAGCAGGTCTTACATCCCGAAGATAGTTTAGCTGAAAGAGTTAAGTTGGATAAAAAAGTTGCTACCCAAAAAAGTGAAGCTGACTTCTACAAGAAACTATATCAAGCATCCCTTAAAGACAATGCCAAAAAAGAACTTATTGTTAACACTATACAGGAGTTTACTAAATCTTTTCCCGCTGTTCCTCTAAAACATATAGAAAAAACAGACAAGACTCCATTTGGGCATCAAGCACAAATTATGGTCACCCCTTTATCAGACACTCATATAGGTGAACATGTATTTAAAGACCAAATGCGTGGCTTGAATGAGTATAACTTTGAGATATTTAATAAACGTATGTATGGTTGGGCTAACCAAATACTAAAGCATACATCTTATAGAAGACAGATAGCCCCCGTAGACGAACTAATTATACCTATGTTAGGTGACATGATTAGTGGAGACATACATGAAGAGTTAGCTAGGTCTAATATGGCTAACTGTATGGAGCAAATGATTAGAGGAGCTAGTATTATTGGGCAAGCTTTGATGTACCTAGCCCCACACTATACAAAGATTAAAGTTCCATGTGTAGTTGGTAATCACGGTCGTATGACTAGGAAGCCTCCTATGAAAGATAAGTATATGGATTGGGATTATATGTTATATCAATGGGTAGCTTCTTTTTGTAAGAACCAAGAAAATATAGAGTTCCATATTCCTAGAAGTTTCATGACTACTTTTAAGGTACATGACAAAGTAGTACTTATTACTCATGGAGATTGTATATCAGGTGCTGGAAGTAGTGGTGCCATACTAAACTCTATAACTAAACTACGAAGTGTTTTTCAGTTTAGAAAGAGTTTGCAAAGAGAGATTGAAGATGCTATGGATGGAGACTTAGAACAAGAGTTCGATAGTGTTATGATAGGACACTTCCATCGTATTGACGAGTTAGACATAGGTACTGGAGAGTTACATATATGTGGAACTATGAAAGGTCCAGATGAGTTTGCTTTACAAAGATTACAAGCGGCTACTAAACCAAAACAAATAGTTACTTATTGGCACCCAAGGTATGGTTATGTGGGTAGAGATGTTATATATCTAAATAGGTACGATACAAGTAAGAGAACATTTATTGATAAAATTCCTGAAAAGTGGACGGATTTAGAAGGCTCGTCAGTATAATAATATATTATGCCAAAAAATCGTACTGCACGAGCAAAAGCACTTAGTGCCTTAACCATCAAACTTATAGGTAATGCTGTATTTGATAAAGCACAGGAGTTAGTTCCAGAAGGCGACACAGGAGGGTTGAGGAAATCAGGTTCAATTTCATTCGATAGTAAGGGGTTTTATATTAAATATTCAGCTCCATATGCTAAACAAGTACATGATGGAGATGATGGACCATTACCTGAATATGTCCAACAACCTAAAGACCATAATAGAACTTATAGTTCTCCAATTAAAACGGGAGCATATAAAGGACAGTCATCTAGACCTGTATCATATCCTAATGGGAGAAATTTTGGTAGTAAACGAGTTGTACAATGGAATGGAGCTTCTAGGGGATGGTACACTGTAGATACTCCACGAGAAGGGAACCCATGGTTACAAAAAGCTTGGGATGAATATGTTAGCTCGTTGACCAAGAAAGAGAGAAACTTTCTAAAAAAATTAGGTATAGGATTAGAAAACAAGTTTCAGTTTAGCTAGGAGAATAAAATGGTAGATGTAAGTAAAATAACACCCACACAAGAATATATTATAGCCCGACATTCTAAAATGGTAGGAAAAGTATTAGATTTAGTAGAAGCATCCCTTCCCGAAGGAAATCAATGTGATAAACTCAAAAAACTTTTACAAGTTCCTCTATATGATTTTCGTAATGAAATGATTCAATTAGATTCAAAAGGGTTACCTGCGGACGAATAATTACTTTTATATTATAATAGTAGTTAGTTTTAGTAGGATTTTTAGTTTTTCGTAGTATAATGTAATAACGTTTAAATATAACGTTATATTTTCATTCTAAAAAGGTCGGATGGCTAAGACCAACCTTTTATGTTAAATGGAATAAAACAATAAAC